CCAAGTTGCAGCACGATGTAGTGTTTGCATTTTCTTGTGATATTGTCTTACGTTCGACAGTGTCTTGTTTAACCAAAAACCGTCCGCTGTTGTAGAGATTTTCTCTGCGTAATTCACGGGTCTAGGTTGAAGTCCTAGGATTCGAGTGAGTGCATTGGGAAGTCGATTGCTTTTGGCGTCCGCTGTTGTAAGATCCTCGTTAGAGTTTCTTGCGTAATTCACGGTCAATTGTGAGAAGACACTTTGCATTTCTTCCGAGGCTGTGGTGGCCGAAGTTGAGGGATCTCGAATTCGTCGTAGGGAGGGGCAGTGAGGAATTTACTTACGCTTAGCTTGTACTAAGTACGGTTTTCCGACCTCGAATCCACGCGTTTAAGGATACACTGAAAGAACCTCTGATGGCTCTATCTGATAACCATACCTCCGATTTCACGATCGTTGAGAGCTCGATGCAAGAGCTTCAACAAGTGACCGAGGAGTTGCACACATTACTGCTCTCGAAAGAGATGCAGAATCTGCCCACAAAGGGGTGTCATGTTCTGCATTTGCAGAACCTCCCGAAATCCAATGTGCTTAAACTTGAGTCTAAGGAACAGAGAAGTTTTCTTGCGAAAACGAATGATAAACTGAAGAAGAGAGTTTATCGAGACGTGGGACGAATGTTCTTTGTCTATGTTCCGATCATCCAGAAGACGAGCAGCGGTCTGTTGACTTTGAAGCTGCAGAACTCCGACACAGGAGAAGTTTCTGACATTGCCACCGACATTCCGGCGAATGAAGCCTTTGTGCTTATGGATAGGTGGGGCAGGTCCTTAGTAGACAACGCCGAACTGAACTTGTTGTACAGTGTCTACTGTCCAGATCTCCGACCTCAAGCCAGGGTTGGGGAAATGGTGTGCTTTTGGGACGAATCAATGTCTCGACAGCAGGTGTATTCCGAGCGAGGAAACCCGATTATGTTTCCGATTGAGGAAACGAAACCGGTGCAGTACCTGAAGGACAAGAAGCTGTTGATGTCTATGGTACGAGCCCGCATTGCGGCAGGGGCTGAAGGAGGGTCCGATTTAGGACCGTCACCTCTTTCAGTCGAACGACTTGGCGACAAGCGTAAGGTTTTAACGATAAAACCGAAGGAGAGCGGATCAACTTCTGGTTTGTTGGTCGAAGAAAAGAAAAATTTTCAAAAGGAAAAGGTTCCGGTGAGAACCGAAAATGATTTTATACAGGGTTAAAGAAGATCCGATTAGGATCGATGCGGCTTTCCGCAGGCGTTTATTTTTCCTTGTATTTAATTTTGTCTTTCTTTTGTTAGTTTCTTTTCGATTACACGATGGTTTGCAAACTTTGCGGTCACACACACGCTGGGGGCTGTGTGAAGTGTAAGAAATGTTTTCCGACTGGGGCAGCACCGGCCTCAGAAAGAGCTCGACAGAGAGCTCGAAACAATCCGAATAGGGTTGTCACCTCCCGAGTAGGGAGCTCTTCGAAAGGAGCGAATGCTCCGACTTCTTGGACCGTGAATGGTCCGAACACTGAACCGATCGTTCCGCGAGGGACTGTCCTTAGGAGCTACACCGATGTTGTAGCATCCGCACCAGGAAAATTCTTAACCATAGATTTTTCCGAACGTTTCCCGAATCTTTTGGGACACAAGGTGAGGATTCTTTCGATCCTACTCAGAGTGAATGCGTTTCACTCGAATGGGTGGGTAGGTTTAGTGGAGGACTACGATGTTAGTAGTCCGACTGGTCCTGATCCTATGCGACGAAAGGGCTTCATGGCGAACCAAGCCAGAGGCTGGCAATGGATGGCCCCTTCAGGACTTGAGTACGACGACTTTGCGAAAAAGCATCGTATAGTACTCGAATTCAAAACCGAATTTGCCGCTGAGCAAAAGGTTTTGACCCGGGATTTGTACGTGGTAACAACGGAATTACCGAAAGTTACTATTCCGGGTGACATCTTGTTTGTCGATGAAGACTTACTTGATGTCTAGGTATGAATTGACCTCATACCGAAGTACCGCCGAATGGCGATGGACCCTTCCCCGAATGGGAAGAAAGGGTCGTACAACTTAGAAAGAGCGTTCCCTCTTTCGAAGGTCAAGTTGTGCAACAGAGACGAATAAGATCTCTGATTCCTATATCCGTGAAGGATATAGATGCTCCGTTAGG